ATCACCAAATGGTATGTCCTTCAACATACCTAATCCATCATATGCTCTAATTATTAAAAAGTGATTTGAATCATCCCAAACTTCTTGGAAATCATCTTGCAACACATAACCAGTCCAAATTGGTATGGTGTCCATTGAGAATGTAATCGCAATGTCACTATCTTGATCAGCAAAGAAATCCTCAATTTGAACTCCGTTGACATTGGTGAGTATTTCTACTTCACCCATTAATGCCCTAACTGGCTTAAATATGTCATCATCTGAGTTAAACTCTTTAAGTACAAATGGTCTTGCTCCACCTTGTATCTCGGATGATGTGCCACTAAATCCTTCATATAGGAATCCTACTCGGCAAATGTATCCATCTCCGCTTTGAAAATTTATATAATATTTTTCTGCTCTAGCCAACTCTACTTATTGTTGCGTTTGTTCTATTAATTGATCCCACCAAATCACTACCTCTTAAACTTAAATTAACTGCACCAGCCATTTGTAATGCGCCACCACTAACACCTCCAAATGATGGGTTGGCTACTCTATTAGATCCACCGAAACCTCCACCAAAGCCTAACGCACCAGTTATACCAGCAACAAGTGTTTTTCCAATGCCCCCACCAGCTGCACTAAAACCTGGTATAAATAAAGATGCTAATAATGTTATAATGCCAGTAGCAATAATTTTTGCAACTATTTGATTGATTGCTTTTAATATTGCTTGTGCAAATTCTTTAAATGCAAACTTTCCAGTATTTAAAAAATTCTCAAATAAATTTTCTATTGGCGAAAAAAATGTTTGATTAATTAAATTATATGCAGCAGTTAAATTTGCTTCTTCTTTTAATCTTGCCAATTCATTATTTGCCGCTCTAACACTTGATAAAAATTTCTCATTGTTAAAGCTTGGTACAATGCCAGATATTTGTGTTGGTAAAGTTATACCAGCTTCTCTCTCACTTTTTCTTCTTTCTTTAGTTATGGCTCTTAAACCATCTAACTCAGTTTTATTTAATGCCGCTTGTTCAGAAATTCTTTTTTTAGCATTATATAAATTATCAACTCGAATTTGCTCTTGTTGTAATTCTAATACTTTCTTTCTTTCGGCAGCTAATCTTTTGGATTCAGCAGCAGCTTTTTTAGCCGCTTCAGCAGCTTTCTTTTGATCCTCCAATGCTTTATTAGCTGCATCAATTGGTGCTTGAATTTGATTTTGTAGCTTAATACTTTTATCAAGTTCTACATTGTAAAGAGCAATTTCTTTTCTTAAATCCTCTACAACTTTACTTTGTTCATCAAAAGCCTCTTTTGCGGCATCTATTTCGCTTGTGTCAACTATTTCAGCTTTGCCCCTTGTTACTATTGGTTTTCTTCGAGCATCATCTAATTCACCTTGTAATTTAGCTTGTAATGCAACCGCTTTTGCAAGTTGCACACTCGCATCGCCTATTGCACTTTCAAATCCTTTACTAACCGCTGCTTGTCTTACACTCGATATATAAGTATCAATTGCGGTTTTTAAATCTTCAAACTTTGTTTTCTCTAAATCAAGATTACCAAAGTACTCTTTGTTAATGTCTTTTAAATCATTGAGAGCAGAGTTTCTCTCATTATAAGAACGTGTTTGATCTAATACAATAGATGACAAACTTCTTATCTTAGAAATCGCACCTTCGGTTGTTGCAATCTCCTCTTGCGTAATTTCTACACTTGTTCTTTTCTCCTCATTGTATTTAGCAAGGTCTTTATTAAAATCAAGTATCTCTTGACTAAATTTACTTTGCTTTGTAAATATTGCGTCTAAAGCTGCGCCAAATGACCCATACTTTTGTACAAGTACAGTAATGGCTGAGATAGCAGCACCAATAGCAAAGGTCACACCAGCTGGGCCAATTAATGATGCACCAATAGCTTTTAGGGCATTAGTTGCACCTCCGCTTTGCTTACTTAGGTTGCCTAATTGATCAAATAAAATTGGTAAGTTGTTCTGAATTGCAATGAATCCAAATGGTGCATCTCTTGCTACTTGACCAAGAGCATTAAGTGAAGCCGCTCCATCATTAACCGCTTTTGGTAACTTACTTAAACCTTGTGAACGAAGATTGACAAGACTACCTTGCAAGTCTGCTATGTACTTATTTGTTTGTACGATAGCATCTCCAGTCTTGGTTTTTAACTCGGTTTGGACTTTCTTGAGTTCAGCCTCTACTTGTGAGATAGACTTTGTGAACCCAGAGACATCAGCACCTAACCGAAATATAAAATCTTCATTCATTGTCTTAACCTTTTGAATATTTCTCTTGCCTCACTATCACTAATGCCTCTTTGTGATTGCTCATCACCTGGTAAACTCCACAATGCCTCTGGAGTTTTTGGTGCGCTCTTTGGATCACCCATTAAGCGCACCATTGTAAACATCAATAGTCTTGTTTGCCTATAAGTGTCGACCTTTTTCTCCTCGTGTCCTTTTATCATTAGGGACAAATGCCTTGGACTCATATCAAAAAAATCACGAGGCAAAAGACACAATTCACCAAAAGCAAATGCTTCTATTTCTTCCCACGAGATGTCTTTTTTTTTGGTTGGTCAACAACATCTAAAGCAGATTGGATATATTGGTTATTAGTCCAAATTTCAATAACGCTCTTTATTTGAGACATTACCTCCTCATTTGTCAAATTCATTTCAATCCAATCGACAACCTCCTCAAACTTTAGTGTTGGCTCAACATCTTTAACCAAGCAGTTATTAAAATAACCACTATAAATAATGTGAGCAAGACCAATCTCATTTAAGTCTCCACCTTGATAAGACTTGCCCTCAACAAGCTTGTCTTGTAAATATCTAAATGAAGCCATTCCAAATTTAAGTCCGACCTTTTGGTCGTTGATAGTAATATTAGTATAATTCATAATTTAAATTAATCTGAAACGTCTAATGCACCATTTGATTGGATAGTTCCAGAGAAGTTGATAAACTCAGTAGTTGATTGGTTCAAAGTAAGGTCAGTGATATAACCTTTAAATTGATGATAGTAAACAGTACCAGCACTTGAACCAGTTACCGCTGGGTTTTGTACTCTTACATTTACTTCAGTTTTTACTACCATAGCATTTAACAATTCCTCATAAGAAATAGACACTGTTGGAAAGCTACCAGGATTGGTTTCACAAATAGCATCAAAATCAACACTCATCTGTGGTGCTGAAGGTGAAGTAAATGCTCCACAATTCGTTTGCTCGGTAGTTGCATCCATAGTTGTGTTTACTGATGAAGTACGCAAACAAACCAATGGCTTCCAGCTTGTGCCTCCAGTAACATCTATTTCGATGTCTTGTAATGATCCTAAAATTTGTCCCATTTTTACTTTTATTTTTGGTTAACTAAATTGCTTATTGTTATTATTTTCCTAGCTATAAAATTGTCTCCATTTACTACTGGTAAGTAACTACTTAATGTCCTTGCCGTTGGAAAGACCTCAAAATTAGCATCATCAAAACCATCAACTTTTGTATCTGGTATTAATATGTTAAGTATTTGAGATGCGATATTATCAACGATGCTATTGTCATAAATGCGATATTGCTCACTATTTATATCAATAACTACATCAACGATATTACCAAACCTATTATTAGTGTTTGAAGCTACCTCGGTTATAGAACTAATGATAACGTAATTTTGTGGCATTGTCCTAAATGGATTTTGTCCATACACTGGCACATCTTTGCCATTGTAAGACAAATTACCATTTAAGGCATTCACATAAATTGTACGCACATTGTTACTACAATCAAGCATTTTTACTTCTTATTATCTTTATTGCCTCCTCCTTAAATTTAGGATAGTAAGCAAGAATTGATGGTCTCATATATGGTCTCGCTGGTAAGTTAACTTGCTTTATACCCCTACCTTTATATTTACTTGCAAGTGCGCTCCATTCTTTGTTCTCTGGTGGGATAAAACCATTACCAGTCCCAAATTCAACGTAAGCAGCGTAATTAGTTTGAGCAATCAGGTAGTAAGAAAGAAATTGGTCTTTCTTTAGTGAGATTGAGTTTCTTAGTCTACCAGTATCTACCGCAACCATATTCTTCGCACTTGTTGCCATTAATTCCCCAGTGGCGGCAAGTTCACGATCAAGTAAAGCGGCAGTGCCATTTACTTTTTCTTTATAGCGATTAAGCAATCTTTGGAATGCTGCATCACTAACTTGTATGTTTATCCCCTTTGCCACTATATTACAACAGTCTTATATTGGTGATAATTTAATCCATCCCAATAAGGATATTGCGATATTGATGAACTTGGGTCGGCATTCATATTCTTACCCCTATTTTGGTAAGACCAAGCTACAAGTGTTAAAATATCACTAACCAAATCTGGTGGTAGTTCGCCATAACCAGCTTGATATTTAATATCATAATACCCTTGTGAGTATAACCAAATCTTTCCACCAATCACTTCATATTCTTCATTTTTGGTTAGGGTTTCGCTCATATTAATGCCCGTTTTCATCACTACCTCATCCACACAATTAAGTGGAGAGTATGGCAAGTCAACCATCCAAACATTTGGCACAGTGCCAGTGAGTTGAATGTTTGCTCTTATTAGCTTATTTGTCAAAGACCTTCCAGTCAATAACTCAAGATGCTTTCTTGCACTTGAGATTAAATTATCAATCAAAGAATCATCCGAGGTATAATCAATCCTCATCCAATTCTTTGCATCCGTTCTACTTACTGGCTCAACCACCGCATCAGCTAAAATGGTTATCCCGTTTATATATATCGCCATTACTTGTAATATTTATCAACCATTTCTCTGAGCCAGAGTTCAAATTCATCAAGTGCTTTTCTTGGGTCGTGGTCTTTCGCTCTTTTTCTTGCTCTCCTTGAGGCTTCGGCATATGCCTTTTTTTCATCCAACTTTGCAATTGCTTCAACCCAGCTTTTAGTGTCATTACGATCTTTTATAAATATACCAGCATAGCCACAATTCTCAACCAACCCATCCGCATTACTACAAATGACTGGAATTCCATTACACATAGCCTCCGTAGCAGTTCTCCCCCACGATTCATAGTCACTTGGCATCAACAAGATTCTTGTAACACCATATATAGGCTTAATATCTGCCGTATTTGGCACTATTTTAAGGTTTGGAAGGTTTGGTGTCACTTGCTCATCATAACTCCCCAAAACGCCTAAAAATCGCTTATTTGGCAATGCCCTTGCTATGCTTTCAAATATCTTACCGCCTTTATTCTCGTTTAAGTTTATAAGTGTAATATATTCGTTATCCTCTGGGTCTTTACCTAAGTCGTAAGTACGATAATCAACGGGAGGCGTTATTGTAAAGTTATCCCATTTGTAGTTTAATTTCCTCTTAATCCATAATGAGTTATAGACAATGTGTTGTGGAAATCGTGCATTTTCAATCTCTGGATACTTATGGCTATTATGTATTAAATGAAATACTGGTTTTTTATACAACCCAGCAGCACCAATTGTCCATTGTGTATAATCTAAATGTGTAAAGACACAATGACTCCATCTAAATAAATTCTCAATCACATTTGGATTTGGGGGGAATACATCCACCCCATCGAAACAATAATTATTTTTTATTTTATAGTGGTTAGCTTGATGCAATAAAACCCTAACATTATGCCCTTTAGCCATCAAGTCTTTTGCCATATTATGCGCCATCCATTCCGCACCACAATTATGAACGGGAGGGTATAAGTGTATGCTAAATAGTATATTCATATTAGTTTATTAGCACTTCCATTAAAAATCTCTCTATAATCTGCGTAGTGATCCCATAAAGCACTTTGATGTGGCTTCTGCCAAGCTATCATAGGTGCTATTATATAGCTATTGCCTCTTGGATGAACATTCTCCTTCAACCAATCATCAAACATCACTGATGTGTCTGTATAAGCCTCACAAATGGCTTTTGGATTATTGAATATTACTGCGTGTGTAGTCCAACAACCAAAAGTCCTATATAAATTATCACTATATTTCTCAATAGGTGCTACAAGGTTTGCACCTAAATAGCAAATCTCCCAATCATCAGGGAGTTGTCTTAAAGCATCTATAAAATGCTCGTTCTCTCTTATCTCAACGTCATCCTCAAAAAAATACAAAACATCATCAATCTCCTTGCAAATATTACTTATAGAGATGTTAAATGATGTCTTTGGGTTTTGATGCTTTTCAGCATACACAACCTTTGCTTCTATTCCTAATTTTTCTATCTCACACAATGCGCCATTTAGTGTCGGTGAGCCTTCGGTAGTAAGTAGTCTAACTTTCATAAGTTAAAATAAGGGGAGAGAAAACTCCCTCCCCTATATTTATAATATTTAGATTGCTCCAAATATCGCCGCTGAAGGTTGGAACTGCAATAGTTCGCAACGAGCCTCTGCTCTGAAAGTGATAAGGTTCTTGATGAAATCATCTTGATCGAACTCGGTAGAACGAACTGCAAGACCGCTTTGCTGTGCAATAGCGAACTTAGTAGTGTCCATAACGTAAATCTTAGAAGCAGTAACCAAAGAGTGAGGTATAACTGGTACACCAACGATTCTTACGTTACCATTGTTGTCGATAACCATTCCACCAGGAAGTGAATAGTCACTTGGCTTGGTTTTCAACATAGCTGCCCAACCAGCGTGAGTAGTCAACGCAAGGTTTGGAGTCCAGTTCAATGCACCCAACTGAGCAACATAGTCAATGAACTTCTCAGCGGTGTTAGCACCAGAAGAAGAACCAGCAGTTGCAGAAGATGCGATAGCGTTAAGATAATAAGTATCTTCAGCCTTTTGGAAATCTTCAATCAATGACTGCTGAAGGTATGCTTGTAAGAATGGCAAATCATCAATCATTTGACGAGATACCTTAGCATAACCGGCGATGAAAGACAACGCAGTGTTTACAACTGTTACATCGTAATCAACTTGTGGCTTTGCAGAACCTTCAGTTTGCTTACCGAAAGAACCTTCACCAACTGGAGTGTTACCACGAGGGAAAGACACAGAACCAGTTGATACTGGGATGATATTGAACACACTTCTAAGGTGTGGGTTAACGAAAGAACGCAACGCTGGGTTATCAACGTAAGAAACGTAAGCATCACCAGTCAAGTTGCTTGACAACAACATTGTGCCAACTGCTTTCAAATCAATGTCAGCAGAGAACCCCTTACCATTGTTACGAACCGCAGCTTTGATTTCGTTGTAACCTTTCTCGATTGCATTACCAATCTCAGCTTTGATGTTGTGGATATGCTCAGAGTAAGACTTAGCAACTTTTCTCTCAGCGTTTGCGCTCAACTTACCGAAAGCAGCCTTAGCTTCTTTCACTTCAGTCAATGCTTCAGCAAGAGTCTTGTTAGACTTCTCCATTTGCTCGTTGATTTGCTCTACCTTAGAGTCAAATGCCTTTGCAGCCTTCTCGGTTACACTTGCAACCTCAGCTTTTTGTTCTGCCAATTTTGATTCGAGGGCAGATTCGAATGCTTTTAAATCGCTCATTTTTTAGATTTTATTAATTATTGATATAAATGAACCCACTGGCAATTCAGCTTCTTTTTGCTGCGGCTCTGTCGCAATGACTGGAGCAGTGCTACTCATCATCTCTATTGCTTGTGCGAGTTGTTTTACTTTTATTAAGCATAGGTCGATTGTCTCATCTGTGACATCACTATCACGAATAAACTTCTCGAATGCTTTGATTTGATCCTTAACTTGTTCTACGTTACCCATATTTTTCAATCCTAATAGTGGTGTGTTCTCATTTGCACCCCAAGCAGTTAAACTTGATCCTTCAAAGAGCATCACCTCGTGTATCTCATTAGCCTCACCACTCTTTTGCTCTCTTAGTGTCCTAAAGCCAATAGAATGCTCACCAATGAGTCCAGACTCCACCATCTTAATAAAGTCCTTACCAAGTTGGTGTGTGCCAACCTTGGACTCGTAATAGAGTCCGTAGCTATCTTCTTTTAGACTCAACAACTTACCTAAAGGTTTAGATGGGTCGTGGTTTAGTAAGTGCTTAATCCTTTGCTTACCATCAACTCCCCAATCTTGGATAGAACGCTTAAATGCTCCTGGCATCATAATGTCACCATCACTATCCACCATACCAAAGGCAGAGAAGTAACCACTTACTACCCCACTTTTCGCATCAACATCTTTTACTTCTAACCCAAAAGATTTGTAATTGTATATCATATTTTTATTCGTTGTATTATCGTTTTTAATTGTCTCTTCCTTCTTTCCCTCCTCTGCCAAATAAGCCCTATAAGCCGATTCGGCATTCTCCCTTGTAGTATAGATACATTCACCATTTTCACCTATTTTGTACTTACCATTACTTTCACAATATATTACTGGCATACTTACTCTATTGTTGCGGCATCAAGCCTTGGTTTTAAAATTAATCTCCCATTCCTATCAAGTTTTGGTATAAAACCAATCGCACATCGGCAGTTGATTGTAAACCCAGCTGGTGCAGTAATGTCTCCAGGTTGCATTGCACTAACTTGTTGCCCTTCCTTACCCACCGATGTAAATGGTTCATCATATCCCACTATCACACCATCCAACGAAACGTGATCAAAAGTGTCCTCTGGGATTCTCCTCGTTCTACTATCACGAGCCGATATCCATTGCTTATCCACCTCAAAATCGTGTGCCTCCGCTCCTTTCATCGCACCTATGTTACTTGCTCTCATTACCTCGGTTCTTGCTATCCTCCTTGCCCTAAAAGCTGAGTAATTTAACTGCTCATCGCTCTTTAGTAATCTTACAATCTCCTCAATGCTCAACCCTTCGTTTATACCCTTAGTCACTATATCATTCATCTTCTTTTTTGTAGTAGATGTAATGTCGGCAACTAAAGTAAACCCTTGTTGAAATAAAAATTCAATCACCGCAGTTGTCCACTCCTTATTAAATCCAAAAGTGTCAGCTTTACGATTTGCCTCAATCTTTAGGACTCGATAAGTGGCATTACCAAAAGTTACCACAGTTTCCTTATACATTTGTTCAAAGAGCCTTGTTATCTCCTTATCCCACACATCCAATCCCAACCTACTCCTCGCACCACTCACACCATATCTATTCACATCACCAGCAAACTTCACAAACTGCTTATAAATGCTATCTTTTAGTTTGTTAAAGTATTTAGCCTCAATTTCCCTCCTCAACCGCTCCACTTTGAGCCAATATGTCTCTCGCTGCTTTGCGTTCATATTCTTCTTTTAATTTCTCAAATAATGACCTACGAACCTTGTTCATCATCTCTCGCTCCACTTGACAATTCCTCTCGCTCAATGTCTTGGGATATTGTGCCATCACTTGAGTCCATAGTATCACTTCCGTTTGTGTCATCGTAAGTTAAGTCCATTGCTACTTGATCTAACACCACCAAACCTTGGTTAACATATGAATACTCATACGCACCAAACTTAGGCTCGTAGTTCATTGCCACTCGCTTCTCATCCATTGTTAGCCAGTTCGCATCACGCAACACACGAGTCATTCGCTCCATATCTTGTTGCATCTCTGGTATTGATGTAATATCAAAGTCAATATATACATCCTCACCATATAGAGGCAACAACCATCTATTTAACTCATCTCTCAAAGTGCTACAAAGTGGAATGATAGTGTTAGTCATCATATCCCTTAAAGCATTTTGATAGTTGTTGTAAGACGTTGTATCGGTGTCGAATAATACTTGAGGCAATCCAAACACACGACACCATTGTTGCAATGACATCTTTAACGTACCCATCAACTCCATATCAACCGATGATAGTCCGAAATTAAGGTAGTCCCAAGGTGTTTGCAACACCCTTATCGCACCCTTGTTATCTATACCATTTAAATCATCGTTCACCGCTCTTTTGATGATATTTGCTTGTTCAATTGTAAATTGAGCCACGTTTGTACCAATTGGCTTAGGGACAATCGCACCTTTTGCCCCACCATTGCCAGTCATAGCAGCACTTGCATCGTGAGCATTATTACTCATTCTTAGGGTAGAATATGATGCTCTAAGAGGAGATAAACCCCTCATATGTGAACGAGTAACATCATTGAAATCTGGATTCCAACTTTTCCAAGCACAAACCTGATTCTTTGGTATGTCGATACTTTGTGAAACCATTAATTTATAACCCAATAAACCATATAAGTCCCGTGGGTCAGGGTAGATGTCGAGGAATTGGGTTGGAAGAACATTAAGTTCGAGAAACTTACCACCTTGTATGTTACCATTGTTGCCGTATATGTTACCTTCACCAGATAAGATGCGATAGCCGAATAAATTTTCTAAGAATTGGTCTTGCGCTTGGTACTGGTTTGGGTTCTCAAGAAGCTTAGCCAAATCGCTATCCATCACAATATTGTCCGAGTAAGCATTTTTGCGTTCAATCATCGCTCTCTCAAAGGCACCCTTATTCGCCAAGCCTTTGCTTAGTTGCTTATAACGAAGTAGAGAAGTTTTTGCCTTCTCACCTTTATTCAACTTATAAACGTACCAAGGTACACTTGCCGCTTTCCTCGCAAGGAAACTGACAATAGAATACACATCGGCATTGCCTAAGTACCCCTCATCAACGTAACTTTTTGACTGATAATTTTGAAGCACCGCACCATTAATCTGCTTCAATGCATTATTGCTAATATTTTGCAAAGGGTCTAAGCCTTTCTGCCTTTTAAAAACATCAAATAAACCCATTCTTTTTTATATTACACCCCAAGTCACACTTGGAATGGTTAATTTACTGAATATAGCATATCTCATCGCATCTGCGATATGATCATTGAATTTTACTGGTGCATCAAGCTTATTTCCATTCCTATCCGTTTTCCACCGATAATTCTTTAACTCTTTTAACAAATTTAACGATTCGTGTTCAATTATCAATGGAGTACCTTTCACCGTTCTTATCCCCTCGGTCACATCTTTATTGGCTGATTTTGCGTTAAAGCCATTTCTCACCAACTCCTCAATTGTTTTAGGCTCTGCCGCATCACAATAAATCTCATCGTGATTGTTTAGTCCTAATCCCTTTAGTTTATCAATAAGGTCATTCGTTGTCAACTTCGCCTCGTAGATTAATTCCTTACAATAAGCAGCATTTTCAACAAAGACCACCTTCACCAAGGCAGTAGGCACGTTAAAACCAAAGTCCAATCCATAAACTACCTCACCTTCCTCTGGCATATTCTCCGTTGTTTTCCAATGCGAATAAATTAAATCTTGTGAGAGTCCACGCTCACCCAAGCCATAGATTTGCCAGTAATTCGGGTCGGCATCCTTCATTCTCTCCAATTCAAGAATAAGTTCTTTTGGAAGGAACGGATTATCACGAAAAGTCGTAATATGAAAGTCAGCATCATCACGAGGTATGACGGAGTCATAAATCCAAGATGATAAGTCAGAAGGGTTGTAATCAATAACAATCTTGCCCTCCGTTCTCATTATCAACTGCATCCAAGCCTCATACGTCAATTCGTTAGCCTCATTGCAAAACAAATAATTTCTCGCCCTACCCCTTATCTTTTGTGGCTGGTCAGCACTAACAAACTCGATAATGTTCCCATTAAGGGAATAAATTTGATCGGTCTTGTTGTGATTGTCCTCACTATAAATGCCAAGCCTTGAAAGGATATCAATAAAATCCCTTAAAACAGTACCCTTAATCGATGGGAGAGATTGCCTAACTATCGTTAACGTCTTGCCATTTTCTTGCAATAACTTCACAACAAACCAAATTAGGATGTTGTAAGTCTTGCCAGAACGTGATCCGCCTTGCATCACGGTTATTCGCTTGTCGCTATCACTCAGTAATTCAAAGACCTTGTTAGTTTGTAGTCGTGCATCCATTTTCAAGTATAAAAAAAAATTCTATATCGGTTTTTACGTTTAAAAGGTGTGGTCAAAATAGGGGGTCATCGTATATGGTGAAATTTTGTTTCATTTTTGGTTTTGGTGGTATCAAAAATGGGGGGAATATAAACCCGACCCCCTTTCGATTTCCTAAAGTACCCCCCTCATCGTATGGCTACTCCTTTGAGTAGTCGGATAATAGGTTACTTCGCCCTATAATTAACATTATGTTAAGTAGACACCTAACTCACACACAACTCACACACAACTCACTCATTATCAAGTCCTCCCCCACCCTATCATTATGCGACCTTTTCCATTTGTGGCTTCACCACTTCGACACTTACTTGATTGAGGTTGCCCTCGATCTTGCTCTCAATCTTTTGGGTTGGCAACCCAACATAGTACGACATAAAGATTTGTAAAGCCTTTACATCACCCTTGGCAATCAATTCTTTAAGCTTCTCAAATGCAACAGTAGCCATCGGCGATAGCTTCTCAATTAGTTCGTACTCCTCCATCTTGCGCTTACGTCCCGCTCCAGGTCTTGCGCCTCCAAGGTTTGGACTACGTTTCTTTATCAGCTTTTCCAGTGCTTCGTCCTTCATATGATTTTTGCTGAATATTCAGTTTTAAGATTCTTGACTATCAATTATATGCTTTGGATTAACCACGAACTCCATATTGTGCGTATGCCCCTTCTCGTCCTCTACATTCCTCTCAAATATCCTTAGACGTACCCAACCATTACTTTGTGGAATAGTGTCTAAAAACGCCTTAAAATCACTTACAAACACATTGAGGTATAAGCAATTTTCTTTTGGGTTATTCTTGAGATAAAATCCTTTTTTTGCCACCATATAAAGTTAAGCTATAATCAATACACAAACTACCACTTTCCACAATGCTTGTTTATAACTTCTCGGCTCTACATTCCCATTTATTTACTATATCAAGTATTGCCTCGTTGACTCTTGACTCATCATCAAACGTAAGCATCACTCTTATAGGCTCATTGGTGTACTTAGCTACCGCCTCCTTTACACCTTTATATAATTCTATTGTCAACTCATCACCTATCTCAATGTAAGATGCAATCTTATCAACCGAATAAATAATCGTTGAATGATGAGCATCAAGATAATGAGCAATATCTATAAATGTCTCTTTAAGCTTTACTCTGGCAACAT